TTCCGTACAATCTTTTTTAAATAGGAGAAAGTCTATGTCTGAAGAAAATAAAACAGTTGAACCAACTGTTGTTTCTGAAGAGAACACTAACAATGAGGCTTCTTTTGAGACTGAAGAAAAACAAGAAAGAGGAGTGTTAGCTACTATAGATGCAGAAGCATTGCCTGTAGCTCCAATTTCGCCAGAAGACGTAGAAACTACTGGTGATGCTGAACCAGCGGAAGATCTTCCTTTTGCTGTCGAGTACGAAGCAATGAAAGAAGAGATGGCAACGATGAAAAGTGAATTAGCAAAAATGAAAGAAGAATATGCCAAAGAAGAATCAGATCGAATGAAAGAAGAATTAGCAAAAATGAAAGAAGAATTAGAAGCTGCAAAATCAGAAGTCTTAAAAATGAAAGAACAAAGAGACTTGGAAGATGAAGATAAACAAGAAAAAATCGATCACGAAGAAGGCGCAATTATGGACGATGAAGATCATATTGAAGCCTTAGAAGTGGATGAGGAAGAAGACACAGAGGACTTAATAGAAGACGAATTGAGTCGAACTGCACTTCCTTTCCATAACGATCTTCCCCTTGCCGCAGAAGATGTCCCTTGGGAGTGGAACACTACAGCAGAGGATGAGGTTTTGGGTAAAGGGTTAGATAATTGGGATCGTTACAAAGACGCTCATCTATATATGGACGAAAAATCCAACCCGGAAACAAAATCAGCATATAAACTACCAATTGCTCGTATGATTAATGGAGAATTAAGAGTTGTTTTGCGTGGAGTTCAAGCAGCAATGGCAGCATTAAACGGAGCAAGAGGTGGCGTTAAACTTCCCGATGGGGATAGGTCTCAAATTTATGAGACAATTAAAAAATACTATAAAAAATTTGGTAAGGAGGCACCAGAACTTGTTAAACTGTCTAAGAATGAACAAGATTCTGTTGTTGTACTTGACAATAGTGATGAATTAAACAATAGTTCAATTGATATGGAAACCGAATCTGACACTAGGAGTGAAGATATGAAACCCGAAGATATGAAAACTCTGATTGCAGAAGTAACAAGGTCTGTGATTTCTTCGATGAAAGAAACAAGCAACGCAGAAGCACTTGAAAGCACCCCTGCAACTGCTGAAACTAAAACCACAGAAGACAGGTCGGTTATCGAATCTGCTTATGGTATTAAGGAGCCTTCTGTTGAAGAGTTGAAGCGACGACTTGAACGTGCTGAAGATACACTTCAACGAGTCCTCGCTCAACCTTTGCGAAAAGGAAGACACACTTCTACCTCTGTTCGTGGAATTGGGGCAGAAGCTGAATTAGACCATTTGATTGAAGCCACCGAACAGGAAGGAAATCAATCCTTGGCAAGTGTCATGAAACGAAACAAAGATCACCTTCTCCGAAGTGCAGATACTGTTTCCACAAAAACTTTAACTAATCATCAATTACAAGATGTACTTGCCCAAGGGCTTCGTGCGGCTTTCCTTGACGGTCTTCTTGGTACACCTGTTGATGGCTGGCAATAATTTTTAAAATCTAAGGAGATTTAAGATGGCTAAAAAACGCAATAATTGGATGGGTTCTGATGACGCAACTCGTCAAAGGTTCCAACGTGCTTCTGAATTAAATGTCAGCGATGCAGGTAGTGATTTACTTCAAGACTTTGTAAATCGAACTGTTCAGCAGCTTACTCTTCGTGAATTCGGACTTCAAGCTGTTTTGCCTCGTAGACCGGGATCAGGTCTTCAAGAAATTATCAATCAAAGAACTGCTGGAACAACAGGTGGTGCTTGGGTTAATGATACCGAAAACGGTGAGAATACTGCTGAAGTAGGTACTTATGATCGAGCTACTTTCGACTTTAAGACTCTGCTTACTCAGGGTCAAGTTACCCGAAAGTTACAGGCTACTGGTCGATCCTACGCTGACATTCTTGCTTTAGAAATGTCTGCAAAAGCAGAAGATTTTGCTAATGCGTTGGAAGATGGTGTTTGCAATGGTAATGCTTTCAGTGCTGATAGTAAAAATGTTAATGGGTTCTTAACTTTGATTTCACGATCTGGTGGCGGAACTGGTCAAGTTGTAATGAACAGCGCAACTACTACCTTTGGATCAAGCTTGGTTCTTGCTAAGTTAGATGAAGCAATTGATAAAGTTAAAGGCTCTGCTCAACGCAGTGATCTTGTTATTGTAGGATCTTTTGCGGGTATCCGACAATTAAACAATGCACTTCAACAGCAACAACAGTTTAACAATGTAACTGAAATTGCTGCTGGTTTCCGAGTTAGAACTTATGATGGAATTCCATTGATTGTATCAACTGCTATTTCAAACACTGTTGAAATTAACGGAAATAAAGAGATTACAGGAAACAGTGGTGGGGGTCCTGCTGCGACCACTCTTCTAATGATTCTGAACACTCGATATGCTTACCTCTCAGAACTTACTCCAGTAACCGTTATGCCTCTGGCTAAGAAAAGCTCACAGTTTGATGAGTTCGATATGTATTGGGATGGAGCACCTGTCTTGTCTAACACGTTAGGTGGTTCACTCTTAGTTGGATTAGCTACTTGAAATAAGTGCTAATTTAGCTATTATACTTTTATATTTAATAAAAGAAACAATTCGGGGGAGGTGGTTTTTTACCGCTTCCCCCTTTATTTTTTTATTTTTATTAAATAAATAGTTAGAATAGAGATATACATAAAACAAAAAGGAGAAATAATGTCTGAGCAGTTGCCCTATGTTTTAAGAAGATACGATAAAGATCCAAATGGACAATGGATAGTAAATACCTACTCCGAGGTATTACATTCTCAGCCTGTTGAATTAAACGGAGTTATTGCGGCTACTCTCTTCTCTAATGACATACATGCTTTTAACAGAGCGCAAAAATTCGGCTGGACAGACTCAACAGCAGAGTACCATGCTTCTAAACAAAATAATGATAGCTCATCCAGCGATGCCGTTGAAATGGTTGCAGAAAAATCTTCACCACCCACAAAGTCTTCCAAAAGCGCAAAGAAAAGCACTCGGGGCAGACCTAAAAAAAATAAATAGACAAAATTATGCCTACACAAGTCTTATATGCTCTTACAGTTAAAAAAATGCTTGGAATTCCAGCAGGGATTACTCGTTATGATGATGCAATTAGTGAAACATTAGATGCAACTGAACAAATTTTATTGGATGAATTAAACCTAACAGACTTTGTAACTGCTACATACTCTGAAAAAATTGATGTGATAAGCAACGGTTTAAATGAAGTTGCTTTGAGTCATAGACCGATAATATCGGTAGCAGGTTTAACTATAAATAATCAAGCTCAAACGATAACAAAGAATTATGAAATAAACAAAGAATTAGGAGTCATAAAGTTGGTTCCTTTGAGCGCATCATTTCCCACCGGACGTTCAGCGGTGGATATAACCTATACTGCTGGTTGGACTGCTATAGGAAATATACCAAAAGACATAATTTATGCTGGTCATTTAATTTCATGTTCTTTATTTAACCAACAAAGTCATGTAGGATTTGTCAGTGAACGTGCTGGAAATTATACTTATAATATGGGGAAAGCCACAGGCTCTACTATTCCTGAGATGGCATCACGAATACTAAATAAATATCGAAGATTATTTGCCAGAGGATTAAAGATACAATGAAAACTATTACATTAATGAAAGTAACGGATCGAATTTCTTATACTACTGGTGCTGGTTCTGTTACTGGCAACAAAATAGGAAATCAAGTTTTTATAACGCTACCAGAAAATGATCCAAGGATTAAATATTTAGTTAGAAAACCATTAAGGTTTTGCATCGTTGCAGAATGTAACACTCCTGACAGTGATCCAATACCTGTTCCTGTTCCTGTATCTGCGCCTAAGCCTAAGCCTGCACCTAAGCCTGTTGCTGCACCGGCTGATTCAGCACCTACAAAAGCAAAATCTGAGAGCAAACCCAAGGTAGAAACAATGCCTTCACCCCGTTCTAGATCGAAAAACAGTAACAAAAAGACGACGAAAAATTCATCTTCATCTAAAAAAACAAGTAAAAAATAACATTCATTATTCAAGTAACAGTTTACAGATCTCCAAACGACTGCAAATAAGGTAATTTGTATACGTCTATTGGTGATAAATGAAGCTACAAAAGAAAAAAAAGAGACTAAAGTCTCTCTTGGTTTATAGCGACATAGACACACTGGAACTTTATCAAGCTTCAATTATGTTGTTTGTTAATCCGTTTCACTTGATACCGTTATCTAAGATCTACAAAGAAGGAATGTATATAGAAGTTATGGGATTTCTAAGTATCTTAATTGGCTTAATAACGGTATATATGTCGCTGTTAGGTTCTATTAAATCCAGAGTTTTTGCCGCTAAATTACACTGGATTTTTTGTGTAGTTGTTGTGGGGCTTTTGTATCAATATTATGCAATGATCTCTCCCGGTATTATATCGTTTTATATACTTCAATTGTGTTTTTCTTTATTCTGCGTGTGGAGACTAACCCGTGAACAGAATATAAGAATTAAGGATAGGTCAGTATGAGCAACGAATTACTTACAGTTTTAATTGCTGTCGCAAGCGCATTAACATCCACTAAAGCGTGGGACTTTTGGAGTAAAAGACAAGCGTTATTGCGAAAAAAAGAGATAGAAACCAAAGAAGACACCCATCTTTACCGAGACGATTTAAGAGAAGAAGTTAAAAGATTAAGAACAGAATTAATTGAATTATATACAAAAAGAGAACAAGAGCTAACAGCCTTGCAAGAAGAAATTTCTGAATTAAGAGAACAACTGGCTACATTTAAAACAAGAGTAGAATTTTTAGAAAAAGAAAATAATGAATTAAGACAAAAATTAGAACCGTAAACAAAAATCAATTATTAATAAAAAAGCAATTCAATTACTGTCTTTTATAAGGCAGTAGATGTCTATTAAATGGAGAAATAAATGCTTAAAAAAGCTTTGAATCATATTGTAATTATGACAAGCCCTGCCAATTATAATACCTTTGAAAAGAATTTTACTCGAATATTAGAGTCTTCAAATAGAAAGAACAGTAAATTGCTTATAGCATTACACTCAGAGAATGAAGATGAGTGTAAAAAAATAAAAAGCTTAGTCCAAGATTTATCAAAAACAATTAAAAACCTATTTCCTAATAAAGATATTTTATCAGTAGAAATCATACAAATAGCTAACGAAAAATTATCTGACGCTAAAGCAATAAATAAGGCTATTTTATACGTAAATGAAAACCTTAGTAAATATAAGTTTTTATCTATTTTAAGTGACAAATCATTGGTTAGTGATAACTGGATGAAGTATATGGAACGTGCCACAACATCCAAATTCATAACCACACAAGGATTGTTAAATCTAAAAAGAACTCCGGTTAAAAATGAAGATCTTATAGCTGAAGGAAGAGTGGGTTTTGCTGGACCAGCAACGTTTGGATTTTATAATGAGCAAGGAACAGCGAAACCACCACAATTAAATTCTCTTGGCTTAGATAAGTTTTCTGCAATGTGGCATAGTCAAAATGTAGGAGATTATGTTCTTGCTTCATATTTAAAAAGTCACTTTATGACTTTTACTTATGAATGTATAAATGACCTATGGGACGATAACATTGGAGGACTATTTGATGAAGAGTTTAACAATAATAGTTATCACGATAATGATTTATGCTTTAGAGCACTAAATAAAGGATGGAGAGGTGTTGTTTGTGCTGACTGTTATATGGTTCTCGATAAACCATCAGCACCGGGTCTTGCTGCGAAATATTTATTTAAGCAAGGATTATCTGAAAACTTCACAGATAAACTAACATATTTAAGAAAATACAGTGAAGTAACTCAAAAAGAACAAAAAGTAGTTGCTGCTTATTATGTAGACTTAAAAAGCATTAATGATCTTGCTCAACTTAAAACATCTTTTGCGAGGTCGGCAAAAATTCTGGATGGGTTGTCTTTTATGTTTGTGAACAACCCTGCTGTATGTTTGTCGGCTTATGATAGTTCCTTAGTGCAACAACTAAGCCCTATAGATTCAAAGTTTATTGCAGACTGTAGCAATCTTTCAAAAGAAGAAGAAGGTTATAGCGAAAAATTAAGTAGCATTATTACTGAGTGGATTAAACAAAATTTAAATTTATGTAACGAAATGTATCATAAATTCAAACAAGAAAGAGGATTAACTGATGATCTGAATTACAGTGTTGATTTCACAGTAGATGTTTGGAACAAAGAATTTAACGAAAGAGAAGCAAAAAATATTTTATATAGTTCTTGTGAAAAATTAAATCCAGATTGGGTTATCGCTCTGGATTTAGATGAGGTTTTAGAAGACAGAATTACTAAATCTTTAATTCAACGATGGACAACTCATCCAAATGTAGACAAATCCATCGGAACAATTGGAATAACTCATCATTGGGAATCAGCTAATCTTGTTAGGACGGATGAAGAGTTTAAAGGTAAAAGTGAACTAAGGATATGGAGAACAAGAAATAAATCACCTCAGAAGTTAGTAGCTGGAGCAAAAAACGGCTTAAATGCAGGTATACCCGAATACGGTATGTACAATCAAATAGTAACAGGAATGAGGGTTAGAAATCTATCGCTGGTTAGGGATGGTGATCGGAAATCTTTATATCATCACTACAACCAAATAGATGAAGATTGTATCTTGGGTGGAAAATATACCAGTTTTCTTAATCGTAATGTGCCTGTTTCTATTTATTTTCCAAGCAATGGTATTGCTTTATCTATGTTAAGCCATAAAGATGATGAAGTTGAACTTATTGAAAGATGGCTAGAACAATCATACATGCTTTGTGATCGTCAAGTAATTGTTTGGACTGAAGAATGGAAAGACGAAGACAGAAAATGGTTGGAATTAAGCTTAGAAGAGTTGCCAAGTAAAGAAGAATGGAAAAGCAATTTTCCAACTGGTCCTTGTTGGGAGTTTGCTATTATAAGCAAGCTATACAAGGCTGAAATAGTAGCAAAAAAGTTAGACTTAGAAAATGAAGTTGGATTAGCTCATTGTAGAAATGCCGCTATCGAACATCTAATTTCAACTAATGATGGAAGCATACGCTGGGCTGTAGTTTTTGATCCAGATGAAGAGACATTTGATTACATAAGCACTATGGAAAAAATAAGATCTTTAGCGGAAGATGAGGAAGTATGGGGATATTTGTTCCGTTTTCAAAATCCTTTAAATACTGTAGATGAAGAAGGACTGCCATTCTCTTCTCCAAGCGAAAACATCAGAATGTTTGTTTTAGAGCCAAATGGTCGATTTAAAATGAGCGGATTAGTCCATGAAGGGTTTGAAGATACGATTCATCAACTAAAAGGACAAGGAGTTAAAGTAAATATTAAGGATTCGACTTTAATGTTAACCAATTATGGTCTTTGTTCAGACTCTAAAAAAATGGCAAATAAGCTTAAAAAATATGCAACTATGCTGGTTGAGACACTTGAAGAAAACCCACACGATTCCCGTTCATGGTTGTCTCTTGGTCTACAATTGTTGAATGATGGTAACGGAAAAGATGCTATTACGTGCTTTAATAAAGCTTGTCAAACTGCTACTGAAGCCTATTTACCCTTTAAAGAATTGGGAATTCAGCATTTACGAATGGGTCAATATTTTATTGGCGAGGCACGAAGAAGAATTACTCGAAACCATCCTTGGAACCCAATGGCTCAAAGCATAGAACAGGCGATTGACTCTTTTCAAATAGCACTTCCAAGAATAGATACTGGAACCTATACTATAACTTGTGATGTAGACTTAGAAGATAGATTGAAAACAATCATTAATGACGAGAGTCAAAATTGGAGAGTTTAAATTGATTAGAGCGCATACAGTTGTATATAGGAAACCAAAATCACAAGAGGTTAAAAATATAACTGCGTATGTTATTAGAGAGGAAAATCGAAGAGTCAGAAAAGCTTTAAAATATGTGTATAGAGAAGTGCTTGCAGCAACAAGTGTAACCACCTATTCTTTAAGACAGTTAAGAAGCAGAGATTACCCTTATGCAAGAAGACACGGGAGAATACAAAAAGGCAAATTAACACCACTATATGTGTACAATGTTCACAAAAGAACTGGAAAGTTTCAAAAGGGTTTTAAAATAGAATTTACTAAAGCAACAATAACTAAACCCGGTGCTTTTGGGCGAGTTTATTATGAGTCTGCATCAGGATCAAAATGGGCTAGAGCCATATTTAGAGGTAGTAAAAAAATGATGCCACGAAACCCAATTAGAGGGGTTGTCAGAAGTGCAAGGGTAAAAAAGAAAGTAAATATCATTTTATTTGGCACCAGAAAAGAAAGCCGAGGGGTAAGATAGTGGCAGTTATATCAGTAGAAAACTCTTTACTTTTAATAAGAAATCATCTTCTTTCCAATTCATCAATTACAAACATTGTTTCAGATCGAGTTTTAACAGATCATTTTTATGACTTTGACAATACAACCGTACAAATGCCTTTAATTATTTTAGATATAGAAGGTGGAAGTGCAAATTATGGAATGGAAGCACAAGCGATGAAAATGGATGTTTACTGTTACAGTAAAACATCTTCATCGCAAACTGTTTCTTTGTATGATGCTTTATACTTAGCCTTACATGCTCAAAGGCTATCTAATGACGGGATTCCAACTAAAGGGTATGCCTACGAAACAGAACGACCAGATACAGGCTATAACAATCAAATTAGAGCATGGTATTCAATGGGAAAATACACAGTTAATTTAGCAGGTTAATTATGGACATAAAAAAAGAATGGCAAGATAAAACACCAACATTAGATCAGCTTTTAATAAATTATACTCCGCTTCAGATTGATGGAGAGGATGAGATTTTAAGAACCTATACTTTAGGTGGACCAGATTCATGTCGAGATGTAAGATTCATTGCTGACATAGAAACTTTAGAATATTTAATAAAGGTAGCGCAAAAAAGTAAAACAAAAAGAGCCATTATACCGGGTGCAGGCATCAGCTTAAAAGTAAGGCGATCTAATCAAGGTCATATATATGAAACGCTTCATCTGGTAGGGGGAACCCCAGTTCCAGAAGTTCCTCCAAGTAGTTTTAATGTAACTATTCCGAGAGGAAACTTCCTTAGAGGCTCACCTGTACTTAAATGGAAATAATTAAAAGCATTTCTTACAATCAAGAAGAAATCATAGAATCAATATTAAGTCTTTATTCTCCAGAAGGAATAGATGTCGATCCTACTTACTCGAAAGGCAATTTCTATAAAGGCAGAATTAAGGAACCAATGTATAAATTTGATATTAATCCAAAAAGCGACTCAATTATAAAAGCTTGTGCCACTAATCTACCTTTAGAAGATCAATCAGTAAATTGCATTATGTTTGACCCTCCTTTCTTGGCTACTACCGGAAAATCATTAACGAAAAACGACGATAGCAATACAATCAACAAAAGGTTTGGGGTATTTCCTAACGAAATTGAATTACACCAGTTCTATAAGGATGCTTTAGGTGAGTTTTTCAGAATAAGTAAAAAAAACGGAATTCTTATATTTAAATGCCAAGACAAAGTTTCAAGCGGCAAACAATATTTTTCCCACTGTTACATATATGAAAAAGCGAGAGAGATTGGATGGTATCCACAAGACTTATTTGTATTGTTAGCAAAAAACAGATTAGTTGCTAACTGGCAAAGAAATCAAAAACATTGTCGTAAATATCATAGTTATTTCTGGGTATTCAGAAAAAAACAAGTAAATATCTGTGTTTAAAATGAAAAAATATCAAATCATATATGCTGATCCTCCTTGGGATTATAAAGGTCAAAAGCAACACAACGGCATAGGGGGAACCGATACCGGTGGGGCAACAAGCCATTACAAAACACTTAAATTAAAAGATTTAAAATGCCTAAATATTCAGTCAATAGCAGATGATAATTGTTTATTGTTTCTTTGGGCGACCAGCCCTCATTTAGACCAAGCAATTGAATTACTTAAAGCATGGGGTTTTTCATGGGCTACAGTTGGATTTGTGTGGGACAAAATTAGAGTCAACCCCGGATTTTACACAATGTCTCAATGTGAACTATGTTTAATTGGAAAAAAAGGAAAAATTCCTTCACCCCGTGGAGCAAGAAATATACGTCAATATTTGAAATCTCCAAGAGGAAAGCATAGTCAAAAGCCAGAAATAATTCGTCATCGCATTTCTAAGATGTTTCCAGAACAAAATAAAATAGAATTGTTTGCTCGAACCACCGCTGATTCATGGGATTCATGGGGAAACGAGATTCAAAGCGACATAAAAATAGATTTTTTAAGAAGGCAATAAAATGACAACACAAGCAATAGTTGTTTTGGCTGATGGGGTTTATTCTATCCCACAAAGCAACGTTAGTTTAGTTGAGCTAATAAGGCACAACTGCGACAGTAAGAATATTACCTTTAGATATATTAAAACCAACTCAAATTGCAGTGATTTGTCAGTTAAATTAACTGATAGGTTAGAAGAATTAAGGAACCTAAGAGAAAGATGCAGTAAGGGTG